GAGAAGCGTTGATTGTTTGCTCTACACTTGATGTGCCTTTCAGCTCATACTTGTAGGCAGAGAATGTACCAGCCATATCAGTCACCTCATCCGAAGATAGAGTGATAGTACCCAAGTCACCGAAGTCTACAAAGTAAACCGCTTTAAGACCACCTACCGACTCTCTACAAGGTAAAGCACGACCTTTTGTTAAATCACAAGCCATATTATTCTTTTATTAAAAAAGGGCAGACAAGCAATCGCTCACCTGCCCTTTCAGATTATTAACTAAACTACTATTAAGTGTAGTATACGATGTCAGCACCAATTCCGTGTTGTACACCCGCAGTAAAGCGCATAACTACACGAACATTTTGTGAACCATCAAGGTCAGCCATATCAATTAGCTTCACCTCGTTGTGGTCAGCCAACAAACCTGTACCGAAGAACAAGTTAGATTTTTGAGCAGCTACCATATCGTTGTCTGGCATACCAGAACATACGAACAACTTAACACCGTCAAAAGCCAAATCACCGCCATTGTACCAAGTAGTACCAGCGTTGTTTACACCATTAGCACCCAAGCCAGAAGCACCGAAGCCTCCCAAAGCACGAACATAAGCACGAGCGATGTTTTGAGATACATAGATGTACAAGTCTTCTTTGCCGTAAACTGAAGTAGGGATAGCATCTACTACTTTACCCAACTCATCAATTACATTCGCAGCAGTAACTGTTGTACCCGTTACATCGATTACATCAGCATCAGCAGCCAATAGAGCAGTAAAGCCGTCAAACTCACCAGCGTTAGCCGTAGCACCTTGCCAGATGTTTTCTTCAGTCTTCTGTGCTACTTTAGCAGCGATGTGACCAATCAAGAAATCAGCGAAAGATGGAGGAAGGCTATCAAAAGCCGAGTAACCCATTTGTACTGCTTCCCAATCGTTGTGGAAATCTTTCTTACACAATTCCAAGTTTACTTGGAACTCTTCTGGTTGCAATACACGCTCTGCCAAAGTCACAGTTGACTGGTCAGCGAAATCACAAGCAGCGTCTTTTACCAAAGCATTAGTAGAAAGAGTTTTCATTACTTCTTTATACTTGACGTTTGGCTTAACTGTGATACCACCACCTTCGATAGTATCAGCACTCAACAATGCAGCAGAAATGTATTTCCCTGCAAATTCACCAGCGTAAGTGGTAGTAATTGATGTTGCCATTCTATTTTGTTTTTAAATTGATTAACTTTTATAAGTTAACTACGCAATGTTGTGTGCGTTAGTTTTTTATGTAATTTTGAATAAACCAAAACACTAAAGAAAATGAAAACACCATTTCAAATAGCTAACAAGCATTACCCCAATAGTAAATTTGATGAATGCAAAATGAGTTGTATGCGTTGCGATAATGGAGTATGCGAAGCTCAAGAAGAAGCAATAAAAACACTCGCTAAAGATATATTTGAGTGCCTTAAAACATTTACTGAATACAGATGAAACGAGAAGAAAAAGAAATAGCAGAAGGTGCATACAGCACATTTAAATACAATGGAGCATTGATGATTGTAGATTACTTCCAAAATTCAGATAGTTGGCAATGTATGGATGCAAAGTTTACCATAAAGGGTAGAGGAAAAACAAGGATGGGTGCGATTTGCGATGCTCAAAACCAATGGAACGAATACCTTAATAAAAAATGAGTTGTAAAGAATTACTTGACAACTGAAATGAAAAAAGGGGGCTTAGATGCCCCCTTCTTTATTTTCTATACTTACTCTTTACAAAGAGCCCATATTTCTTGCTATTAGTTTAGCAAAACTAGACATTGTTTGAGCATATCCTTTGGCTTCAGTTGAAACAAATGAATATGAGCTATCTTCAATACCAAGTTCTTTTGCTTTTTGTACAAGGTCTTCCGCTTCTTTTGAAATAGACTCAAGAGACTGTGCTCTACGAGACATCTCCGATGCCATTGAAGAAAGGTCTGATTGAAACTTTTGACCCTTAGACATATGCTCATCAAGTTGTTTACGCAAATCGTCAATCTTTGCCAACTCAACCTTTTGCTCTTCGCTCAACTCAACTTCTTGAGTGTTCTCAACTTGTTTAGCAGACAACTCTGCCCAAATTTTCTCTACTTGCTTCATTATCCTAATTTGTCAAAGATTCTACTTAGTGTGTCTTTCTGTGCGCCTTTAGAGAACTTGTGCATCTCTACTGGTTTAGTATCTGGAGAGTGCTTGATAGGCTTTGCTGCTGGTTCGTCAGTAGACATCTCTACAACCTCTTCAGCTACCTCCTCGCTCATCTCTTTAGGAGACATCATAGCTTTGATTTCCTCAATCATAGCCTTCATCTCTTCAACCGCAGCAGATAGTTCCTCTTTAGTAGCGTAGCTCATCTCCTCTTTAGGCTCTTCTTCGGCTTGTTCTACCTCCTCAACTTCTGGAGCTTCAGCCTCTGGTGCTTCTTCAGCCTCTGGCTCTGCCGCCTCTTTAACCTCAGCGATGATACCTTCTTCTGCTACGACAAGGATACGACCATCTTCCAAAGTGTACTCACCGATAGGTAGAGCAATCTTCTCTTCTTCTTCAGTAATGATGAACACCTCTTGGTTGGCTTCAAATGCTTCGGCTTCAATAGTAGTGCCGTTCTCCAATTTCATAGACTCTAACTTAACCTCATCTTGTAGGTTAAGCAGTTCCATAATCTTGCTTAATGTTTCTTGTGATTTCATATTATATCTTTCTACCTAATTCTCTTGTAACCATTGCACCTACACCTTCAATGCTCTTGTATTTAGAGCTGATAGATGAGTAAGCCTTTTTCAATTCATCATAACCATCAACGCTTGAAGGGTCAATGCCTAATTCTTTTACTGATTGCTCAAGTTCGTTTAGTAGTTGAGGTACGCCATCAACCCAAGAACTAACATACTGCTCATCTTGTTCTGCTCTTACGGATTTTAACTCTTTAGTGAGTTGTATAGCATCTTCTTTAATAGCAAACAATCTACTTGCTTTAGACTCTGCTACCTCTAATACTTGAAGTTTAGTTTGAACTGTGCGAATGTCAGCAGCATAGTTTGAGATTTGACTTGCTACACTCAATTCTACTTTCTGCTCTGCCAACTCCACTTTCTGTGTAGAGAGCTTTGCGAATACCGCCTTTTCAGTTTTGCCTTGTTTCATTATATTGATTAATTTAATGCTTGAGCAACTGCTTTGCTCATTCTTTTAGTAGTAGCGTTTGCTCTTTCTAAATAATCAACCGAACTCGCAAGCTCACGATAAGCATCGCTATTCTTTAGACCAGCACTTTCAAGGTCTTTAAGCGCAGATTGAATTTGAGTCTCCATAAAGTTCCCAATTGGCTCAAGCAAGTTATTTGCTTGTTTCAATAGATTCTCTGCTTTGTTTTGATTAGCATATAGGTCTTTACCCATTTGCTCAACATCGTTAGCGAGTTTCATATACTCTTTCATTTGAGCATCAATGCTCAACTCCACCTTCTGTGTAGTATTCTCTTCGGCTAATTTAGCCATCACCTTATTTAGCGATATTCTTTTCATATTAAGTTAATTGTTTAAGTGTGTAAGTGTTAGATTTTTCCAAGTTCCTTTAATTTGCTTTCTGCCCATCTCTTGGCACTCTTGCCACCCCATAGTAGATAGCTAATATACCCACAAGAAGTGGTGTCTCCCTCATCATAGTATTCCTCTGCTCTGGACAAGTAACTATACATCCGCTTAATGGTCTCTACGCTTATCGCTTCACCTTTGGCTAACTGTTGCGCTCTAACCTTACCTACTTGTGTAGCACATTTGTTATTCACCTTCTCATTTAAGGCTATACCCCTTTTGGCATTGTTGCGTACTGAAGTGGGGTAATCCTTGTAAGTCTCAAGTTCAGTACGCTTACCCTTTTTTGTGCGGAGGTCTTTCTTGATGATAGCCTTGATTGCGTTGAGTTGTTCTTCCGCCTCTTGCTCTTGTGGGTCTACCTTACTCGCCTCTACCTTGTCAACGAAGTAGCCCTCAATACTAAAGCCCTTAACCTTACCAGACTTCACATAGCCTTCCCACAACTCGTCATTGAGTATCTTCATACTCACCATCCAAGTGCCTACGGGCAAGTCCATACCATACATACGGCTCTTGTCTTGCTCACCTTCAATAATCCAGCTCTCCACAACACTTGTACCTTGAACATCCATCTGGTGTTCTAATGTGGCTTTGTTTTGGTTGCCGTTGATGAAGAACAATTCACTTGCTTTTCTTACCGTGTCTTGCGAGAAGTAGATGTAGTACTCGTCTTCTCCGTTTCTACGATAGATAGGTTTGTTAGGAATAAGTGCCGCACCCATTAGGATGCGCTTTTCCTTGTCAATGGTTTTAAGTTCAATTTTAGGTTGCTCATCTTTTAGAGCTACGAAGTCCTCTTCAATCGCTGGTGATTCTACAACTGAAATTGCTTGAATACCCGCTTGGAGGCTCTCCTCATCCAATAAAAGTTCTACTATTCGCATTATGGGAATGATACTTGGTTAATTCTATTTCTATCTAATTCTTGTTGTGAGGTAACATCGCTTCCTACAACATACGCTCGTACAGGGTTATTCTGTAGTGATTCTAATATGGCATTTGCACCCGTAGAACCCACAATGTTAAAAGACGGAGATTGGGGTTCGGATATGTTACCATCCAAATTCCCAACTCCTCCTCCGAACTGCGTGGCTTGTATTGTTCTAATCTGTGCGATACCCGTAGCAAGTGCGATACCCGCCTTTACAAAGTTTTGTCCTGTAAGCGCATCTTGTGGTACTGCGAGTTGTGCTGTTACCGCTTGTGCTGTGTTTACTACGGCTTTTGCCGTTTGTAGTTTCTTGTTTCTTTCAAAGGCTCTCTTGGCACTTTCCTCATCATCTTT